TGAGGCTGGTACGGTGGCTGTAGCGCCCCCAGCGATACCTGTGGAGACGGTTAAGGTAAAGACGCCTGCCGAGCACTGATTACTGATGACGTACAGGCTCACAATCGGCGGCACGATGATCGTGACATTGCCCGTTAGGGTGCCGTTGTAGATCTGGATGGTATTGGAAGCCTCATTCGCTGTAAGCGTGTAGGTTCCCGTTGTGACCGTCTTAGTAAGCGCTGAGAATGAAAAGTCAGTGCTAACGCCAAAGCCTACGGTGACAAAGGTTGTACCCGTGCAAACAATAAAGGCTGACTCGTTAGGATTGAAGTCTTTCGTTGATGCGCCATCAATCAATTCGCCTGAGTTGCCGCTAACTGTAAGCGTACCCGAGCCACTGTTTTTAACCAGGAAGAACCAGTTATTGCCTACTGTGGTGGCCAAGGGTAGCGTGGTGGTTGCTGTACCACCTGTCCAGATGTAGGTCTTAGCGCGGTCGCCATCAACAAACGTCTGATTGGCAATAATTGAAGCTACTGGGTGGCTTTGGTTGAGTGTCGAGCCAACAGCAAGCAGACCAGCACCGGCAAGTGTTGCTGCATCGGCAGATGAAGTGCCAGCGCCAAACTGCACATTCGCCCAAGTGCCGTAGGTGGTGCTGTTATCAGTCAGATAAATGTATTTAGCAACACCTGAGGCAACCGTAATGATCGTGCTGTTGCCATCGTAGGTCTTAACAGTGAGCGTCTGAGCACCCGTGTTTCTGATAAGCGCGTCTTGGCCTACGGATACCTGATTGGCAGGTGGCATCCACAATTCGTAGCTTGTGCTCGTCGTGGAAACGTCCATGATCCGAGCAGCAGGAGTTTCTGTGCTCAGATTGCCATTGATAGGCCAGACAAGCTGTATGGTGCCCGTCGTTGATGTTAGGGCGATCTGCTCATAAGAAACGTCGGTTGGCTGAACAACGTCGCCAGTAAAGGGGCTTGTGTAGCTCATGATTAACTATCCGCGGCAATGGCCTGACGATCAGCGATACGCAGCTTGTCTTCGGCCATGAGGGTTTGGATGATGGCGTCGTATTGAGCCTGCCACATCGGTAGGCGCTCGTCGTTCTTCAGGAAAGGCATGGCTTGCAGCAAGGAGCCATAAAGCAATGCCTGCGGTGCGTAGACCGTAAACCAGTTCGTTTGGTTGGCAGAACTCAGCGGTTGCACGCGCTCGTAATAAAGCACTTCAAAGTTATAAGCCAACGTAGGCGTAGGTGCTACGAACCAGTGCGTGTAATCGTAATCGCAGTAAAACTTAGGCACGCCTGTTTGCGTGGGGTCTGGCCAGTATTCCCGCAGGTACTCATACTTTCGTAGCAGGACAGGATAGCGCTTGCCGGCCACCGTGATATTCATGGAGACCGTTTTGTGCCAACGAGCCGGTTTATCAATGACAGGATTGGCTGCTGTCATAGTGGCATTGCCTACAGTGAGGTTGCCTAGGAATTTAATCTGGCTTGCGATGACTTGCTCTGCCAAGCCGATAAAGGTAGGGATGCGCTCGAGCGTGGCATCATCAGTCCGTTCAAGGTACTGCTGAATATCCAGCACGAGGCTGTCATACGTCATTGCATAAGCGACTGTCATTACCACACCTTCTTCTTGATCGATTCAGGCTGCGGAACAAACTGCTTGCCCTGCCTTATTCCTTCACGCTTGGCTCGCGTGGTTGCCGCGTATTCAGAAGGTGTGAGCTTCTCTCGTGCCGCTTTCGGCAAATACCGCTCGCCGGTTGCTTTTGGACCTTGCGTGGACGGCTTTCCCGACTTCGTTCCCCAGTCTTCCTTCGTCCACTTTGAGAGCGAATTATCCGCTTTTTTAGGACCTTTGTAACCCCCGCCAGAGGCTTTGTACTTCTGGGTGGCTAACTGTGCCTTGCGGGCGCTCCATTGGCCTGGTGAGCCGCCTTTATCGGAGGCTTTGACTGAGGCGACAATACGTTTCCATTTGGCCGGATCTGATTTGGTTGCTGAACTCATCGCATTAACGCGGCCTCTGCCGCCCTCCTTCGAGTAAGTCCTGGTAGTACGCGGCCAGCGGCCTTATTCCACTTGACACATTCCGTTGCAGCACCATCCCAATCGCCAGCATCAATACGCTTTTTGAAGGTGCTGACACGGTAATTACCAAGGCCGCAGTTGTAGGCCCACGAAGTAACCGCAGCCATACGTCTTGGGAGCGCTTTTGATAGGTTTGGCGACATCTTGAGCAGACCACGCACGAAATACTCGACGTGATGGTCTAGGGCGTCCTCACACTGCTCCAGAGTCCAGATAGTCCCAGGGTTAATTTCTGGTCCGGTAGCGCCCCATCCTATGGTCCAAGGATGCCCACGGGTCCCAGGATCAGGATAAGCCGTTACACGGCCATCAGGCAAGCGCTTTGCAAGCCCCTCAAAGGGCTTTATCAGTACATCCTTGCAAAGCTTCTTGGCCTCGTTCACGACTTGTTGTACTTCTCAATTGATCGTCCTACAAACCAGAACGTCAGCATCATGTTGAGCATGGCGAAGTCGTCCTCGTCATAACTCTTGGTTAAGACCTCGGCCCAGTTAGCGTTACTCTGAAAGGCAATCGTTAGCCCAGCAGCCTTGACGGCCACATAAACACCAAAAGCAATCCAAGTAAGACCGGGGCGGGTAACAGCAGTGATAAAAGAAGCGAGCCAGCCAGCCTCTTTTGCGGTTGCAGCCTGCTCCTTAAATGCCTCCTTAATCGTATCCATTTGCTGTATCGAGTAATCGACATATTTCTCCTCCATTTTGAACTCGCCCCTCATTTTCTCGAGGTCGGTCTGGAGTTGGAACATACTCAATTCATGCTGACGCTCGTTCTTCTTATCGAGGAACTTAAGAACTTCGGGAGCAAGTCTGAACAGACCGCCGAAGATGGAACCCATTAGACCGCCGCCAAGTAATTCAAACATGCTTACCCCTTTGCGGTAATTTGGTCAGCACCCTTCTTGACTGTGACCTTGGAGCCTTCAACATCAACCTGCATGGGCTGCTCGACTCGGTCTAGCTTGTCAAGGCGGTGGATAAGATCCTTGATGACATCAAACTCTGGCTTTTCTTGCTTGGCTGCTGTGCCTGCAATACCGTTCAACATCTGAATCAAAGCAGTAAGTGATGCGCCGAGTAAGCCCATGACCGCAGCGATCTTTTCGCCTTCCAAGAAAAGGGATGCACCTACGCCCACGAGTACGATCAGGAAGATGTAAAGGAGGCCGTCAGAACCGATGGCTTTGCCTGCTACTTCCTTGGCAGAGTCCTGGGCTTTGAGTTCTTCAAGCCGGATAGCCGCTTGTGCCTTGAGGACCGCCAACTCGTGGGTTTTATCGTCCATCAGATTCCCAATAGCTTTTTAACGAATTCAGCCGCAGCACCCGGTCCCAGAAGAACAGCAGCAAACACGGCCCAGATCCAATACTCGATCTTGGTCATGCGCTTATCGCCCTTGTCTAGCTGCTCAGTGATGGCTTGGTAGCGATGAGCACATTCTTTCTCGTGAGAACTCACCCTTGCCTCTAGCACAGCATGCTTGGTCTCAATCGTATCCATGGATTATTAGGCAGCTTGTTGCTCACGAATGGCATTCAACTGTTGCTGCCGGCTGGCCTCAAACGCTGCAATCACTTCTGGCGTCCAGACAGCGTTACAGATAGCCTGTACGCGTGGATCTTGGTCTGAAACATCGCGTCCTGGAGCCACTGATGAACGATGATATGTGCTGGATAAAACAACGCCGTCATCAATAATTCGCGTGGCTTGGCGAATCAATACCGCGCCGTTTTCCAAGACTTCAATCTTGTCGATGATAGTTTCTTTGGTGATCATAAAAGCCTCAGGTTGCAGTGAAGTAAAAGCCGCTGGCATACAGCGTGTTTTTTGATGTGCCACTTGACAGGTTCGCACCGGTTATCAAAGCAGAAGTCAAAGCATTTGGAGCGGTCTTGTAATTAAGAGATATTGATCCGGTTGAGCCTATCCAATTGGTGGTTGTGAAATAACCAAATGATGGGGCGTCTGTTGTCCATCCGCCAGCAAACCCAATATTTGTTATTGCTGACCAAAGAGGAAAGCCAGAAATTGGGATATAAGGCAAGCCTTCAACATACAGCTCACCTGAAGTTGCGCCTGTTACCGTTAAAGAAGTTGTGATAATCGAAAAAGAAACGTAAACAACCGCTCCGATTTTTCGGTACAAACCCGTGGTTGGAATTGTGTTATATGTAAGTGTTATGTCGCCATTTAGAATATCCAAGCTGGTGTATACCGGAGTCCACGTTCCCTCTTCGTAATCATCAAGCGTATTGGCATTAGCCGATGACACTTGGGTTGAAGGAAACGTCAAACCATTGGCCGTCAAGAATCCTGCCGAGGTAACTGTGGCCGTTGAGTTCTGCAGAATCTTGCCAGTGGCGCCATCGTAAATAGCAAGTGCCCGGTCAGTTGCGCCAGTAGGTCCAACCACATCACCTGTGCCGAGGCCGGAGGCTGAAAGAGCAATACCGCCAGCCGTGTTGGAAATGCTTAACGGCGGACTAACCGTGATATTGGCCAGGGTAAAACCTGAGCCATTGCCGATCAGTAGCTGGCCGTTAGTTGCAGCAGCGGTTACACCTGTGCCGCCGTTGCCATAAGGCAATGTGCCTGTAACGCCGTTTGTTAAGTCAATCTGCGCCCATGCCGGGTTGTTATTGGTTCCCGTGTTGGATAGATAACGCGTGGCTGAGGTGCTCTTGGCAAGTCTTGCAAGCGTATTAGCACCAGAGGCGTAAAGCAGATCGCCCTGCGAGGTCAAAACCGAAGAGGCAGATGGCGCAAAGGACATCGTGCCTGAGCCATCAGTTTGAACGGCCTGGTAGGCAGAGCCATCAGCCGCCGGATAAGTTAGGCCAGCAGGGTTGTTGATGAGCTTTTTAACTGTGCCAGAAGAGTTTTTGGCATACAGCGCCATGCCTGAATCGTGATAATTGATGGCCAACTCACCTGCGTTCAGGTTTGCAGCATCAGGCGCTGTTGTTGACGCTGTATTTGTCCTATAAAGCTGGATCGGCGTGTAATTTGGTGCAGCCATGCTTACCCCAATACCGTTTCAAGAATGAGTGAATCAACGGCCTTCAAAACAACTGAAGGCTCAACAAATTTGCTTGCATCGTACTCGGTTTGCTCCCACCATAAAAACTGATTGGCAGCGAGGCAGTCACGACTTTTAAGCAAGTTAATGTTTTCCGGGTGGCCAAAGATCAGCGGATCAGAAACTGACCACAATACGACGCCAGGCTTACCCTCGTCCCAGCCTAAGTGCTGGAAAAAGGAGTCGCAAGCAATCCATGTATCACAGGCCTGCAGGAGCTTTCTAAGCTCTGCAATCGGCAAGTCTGGCCGGAAGTCTTCAACTAAGGGCTTTTCGCCGCTAATGCCGATCTGGACAATCTTGTGACCTGCAAGCAAGCGAATGACGCCATCCCAAAACGGATAATTCTTGGGATTTCGCTTGCCATTTCTCAGTTGCTTGGCATAAGGCGCGATCAAGATCATGTGTACAGCTTCCGGTAGGCATCTTCCAGACTTGATTTCCAGTTCCAGCGGTTCATCTTGCCGTAAATGTTGAACATCTCGATGTCACCAAACAGGCTCTGGGCTTCAGCAATGGATTTTGACGGAATGATCTCTGGGTAGCAACCAAACACCACGGGATTCTTAATCGCTGGCAGGACGTGAGAGAACACTAAGTGGTCACCCATGCCTCCGTTGAGCACCACAATCGTGTGATCCTTAAAGGCCATGGTATTGCGAAAGATCTGCTCGTCATGAGCAAACATCGCTTCGTTGCTTCCCATGCGAATACCGCCCGATGGAGCCTTTAGGTGCCACGTCACTGCGCTGGGTACGACAAGCAGCTTGTAGCCTTTCTGCTTTAAGCCAAAGGTGAAGAGCGTCTCTTCTCTGTGGGCGACTCGAGACAGTCCTAGGTTGTAGTCGTAAATCCCAGCGCGGTAGAGAAACGTGCAGTGCAGATGATCAACCTCTTTGACCTTCTTAATGGTCTGCCACTGCGGATTGGGTTCAGCGTAAATGTTGTCAATCTTGCCTGTGGCGTCGCCTTCAAACTTATGTGGTGGCGTGAACACTGACCCGCCAATACCGCCGACGTTAGGTGCGGCATGCTTTAAGAGGTTCTGCAGGACGTTTGGCTCGGGCAGGGCATCATCATCAACGCGCCATACCCACTCGTAGCCCATCCAGTTAGCGATCTGATGATTGTGATGCTGACCTTTCTTGCCGGCAAAGAGCCACTCCCAAGCAATTTCCTTTTGATCAAGAATGCGAAACAACTGGGAGAAGAGCGGATCTGACCGCAGGTCTTGGTGCTCGTCGTTATCATCAAAGATGACTAGCTTGTCAGGCTTGCGCGTCTGATTGATGATGGCTTGCAACGCCATGGGCAGCGTCGTATGCGTGCGGCCACGGGTTGAAATAGAGCACAAGACATTAGGCATGCCAACGTCCGATGAGGAGATTCAAGCGATTGGCATGATCAATCTGCCGCGGCCATTCAGAAATAT